TCCGATCTGGTTCGACCTGGGACATCTTCCAGCCGCCCGGCATGGTGAGGAGCATGTTCCGCTCAAGCTGGATCGTGTCCATCGCCTCCACGCTGTCGGCCTCGCCGTTCGCCGGGGCGTCCGTGTAGAGGATGCCCGCGAAGTCGGCGGCGGCCTCCGCAGCGCTCACCACCGCCAGCGTGAACCGGCGAAGGTGTGCAAAGAGCGGCAGAGCGGCGGTTATCTCCGGGATGCCGCGATGCTGCTCCGGCCTGTCCTGGCGGAAGATATGGATCATGTTCTCCGCCCCGACGGTCATGAACTCCGTGTTGAAGCTCTCCGCCCCGCCCGGATGGAACTTCAAGACCCTGTACGAGACGGGGTTTCCGAAAATGTCGAACGTGATGCCGTCGACCCGCCTCTCGTCGCTGGTCAATTCGTCATCCGTAACCCGGTCGGCTTCGATGAGCTGAAGGTCGAGCCTCACGTTCGTTTTAAGTTTTGGATTCTGCGCAAGGATGATGAACGCCTCTCCGTCCTGGCACCGCGCCATCCGTATGGTGCGGAGCTTCGCGGGAAGCCTCGTCCTCTTCGCCCAGACCTGAAAATCGTGTTCTATGCGCTTGTTCGTCTCCTCGTCGTCGAGAAGCATTTGCAGCCTCGGCCCCGTCCCGACGGTGTCATCGGCGAGCGTCTTCACTATGCCGCGCGCATACGAGTTGTTCTGCACCTCGTAGCGGGCGCGGGTGCGGAGTATCTTGCGGACGTTCGAGTCCGCCTCCGCGTCGGCGGACAGGAAATCCGCCGCGCCCCAGTGCTTCGCGTTGTCCTTCGTCGTCTGCGCGGCGTCGAATCGCGCCCGCATCCAGCTCACGAAGCGTCCGCCGATGCTCTTCCTGGCCGGTGCGTCTTTCTTCTTGGACGGCCACAGTTTCACAGCGCACCTCCTCCCGCCGCCATCTTCGTGATGCGAATCGGCAGCCTTTTGCCCTTGAGGGCGTCCTTCGATGCGTAGTAGTTGAGGAGCTTTATCAAGTCGGCCGCAGAGTGGTTCTCCACGACCTGCCCGTCAACCTCCACCTTCTTGGGCGAGAGAAGGAGATTCTCCATTATCTCCTCGATCTTTGACTGATCCATAGTCCTGAAACACCTTTCCCGCTTCCACGGCGGCGATCCTCCCGCCGACCCAGAGCATTACGTTGACGCACATCGAGTTTCCGCACACCCTGTGGCGGAATCCGTCTGGCGCGTGAGGCTTTCCTTTCCACGGGATGTCAGTCCAGCCGTCGGGAAATCCCATGAGCCGTTCGCTCTCGACTGGCAGAAGACGCCGCAATTGCGTCGGTGTGCAGACCGCGTTGACGTGGCTGGAGCGGAGCGTGTACATCGCCGCCCCCGCCTCGTCGTAGCACTTCGTCTTGAGGCACTTCGTGCGCCCCTCAATGTTCATCATGTCTATCGGGAAGCACTCCGCTTCAGGACGCGCTCCAGCGCCGCCGGAAGCGAATACCCCAGCCTTTCGGCGCGGGCAAGCATCGCCTCCGCATAGTTCGCCGCCAAGCAGCACCTCTGCGGCGCGGGTCCAGTCTCCACGATGTCCGACAAGGATGACACGACGCCTTCGCTGCGGCAACGCCCCCGGAAATGAGGGAACTCTGGTATATCGAGCGTCCAGCACTCGCCACGAAACGCCGAAGCGTCCGGGCGCATTGGTGACGATTCCCGCGTTCCCCCATCCGTCGGCGGGCGGTTGCACGTTCCATCCGACGAACTCCGAGAGGATTCGGGCGAAGTCTCGGCCTCCTCCAATCGTAAGCACGGCTGGAACGTTCTCCCACACCACCCAGCGGCAGCACGTCCGTTCAGCCAGCCGCGCAAACTCAAGCGCGAGGTTGCCTCGCGGGTCTTCGATGCCGCCCTTCCTGCCACCGCTTGAAAACGACTGGCAGGGCGACCCTCCGACAAGGAGGTCGATTGGGTTTCCATAGTCTCCCTCCTTGATTTTCGTGAAGTCGCCGAGGTTCGGAACCTCCGGCAGACGATGCTTCAGCACCTCCGATGCGAACTCGTCGATTTCAGAGACAAACTCGCAATGCCAGCCGAGGGGCCGCCATGCGACCGAAGCGGCCTCGATCCCGCTGCACACGCTTCCATATTGCATGGCGGATTCCTCCTTCCCGTTATCTTATACGGAAACCATGAGCAACGTCGGCACGATTTTTCTAAAAACTTTTCACGCGCCGAAGTTCCGACAGTTTCACCTTGGGTTTCGCGGAGGTTCGCGGCTTTCCGTCCGTCATCGTCCCAGCAAGGACACAGCCGGACATTGACGCAGCGACCGCAGCCCCTACGATACAGTCCCACCAGTGGTTGTCGTGTGCGTCCGGGCGCATCTTCCACTCGTCCACGCGGCGTCCGCGCCCCTCCGTCTTGACCCTGTACTCTGCCGTCAGGTGTTCGGCGAAGAGCTGGTGGTCTTCGGCGGAGCGTCCCCAGAGCGTCAGCGCCCCACGGTCGCCCGTCGCAGTGAGAAGCCTCGTCGCCACAAACGACTTCCAGAAGTTGGTGTCATACACAACGTGCCGCACCGCCCGCTTGCCACGGACGTTCGGCATCCGCCAGTTCATTCCGACCCTGTCGCCGACCGCCTTCTTGTACTCGCCCATCGGCTTCGAGCTTGCACCGATGTACCTGCCGTGCGAGGGCGTGAGGACGGAGGCGTATTCCGACTCCCGGCAGAACTGGTACACGGTGTCTGTGGACTGCCCCCAGTTTGCGTCCACGAGGCAGCGCTCGATCCGCATCGCCGCGCCATCGTCCCGGAAGTATTCGCGTCCAAGGATCTCGCCCGTCAGCTTCTTGAGGCCTTCGGAAAGACATCCTTCGAGTCCATTTCTCGGAAACTTCATCTGAAGCGTGATGTTCGCGTCCGAGAGCGTGAAGAACCGCCTGTTCTGGTCGGGCCACTCTCCGTAGTCGATCACTCGCCCGGTAAAGTCGTCGTCCCATGCGGCGATGCAATAGAAGAGCATCGTCTTCTGAACGTCGATGAACGCCGTCAAATGCGTCGCCGAGACGGGAACGCTGCGCCGCGAGTGTCCGTTGACGCGGTTGGAAACGCCGTCCAGCGTCAACTGCTCATCAGTTCCCAAGTCCTCCGCAAGCGGCTCGTTCTGGTACTCCGCCCAGAACGCGGCCTCGTCGGTAAGCTTCAGATTCATCGCGTGCTGAACCGCCGAAATCTCGTCATGGTTGAATCGAGCCTTCCACGCAACGACCGCGCCCTCGTCCATCTCCTCCCTGTGCTGGCGGTAGAACTCTGTCGCCTTTATGAACGTACCTTTCTCGCGCAGTTCGTCGGCACGGAGGTCGGCGTACTTGTTCCAAAGCTCCTCGTTCTTCGGGAACTTGTAGATCATGCGGCACCGCTCTCCGTTCCACTCGGGGTGCTTCGAGCGGTCGAGCATCTGCTCGGCCATGTCGCCGGGGCGGATGACCGTGCATGGCATGACACCGGCGATCTTCCGTCCCGGACCCGCAAGGCCGAGCACGTCGCCAGCAAGCACACGGACACGCTTCCTCGTCTGTTCGGCGGAGGCGGCGGACTCGCTCGTCTGCGGATCGTCCACGATGACGAACTCGGGGCGGATGGTGCGCCCGTCGGGACGCTTGAACTTCATGCCGCGAATGCGCCCCGTGATGCCGGCGACGCGGACAATCGCTCCGCTGGACGCCGCGCCCGCTATCGTGGGGAGGACGATTTCACTTGCCGTCCAGCCGATGCGCGTCCTCTCGCCCTTGTAGAGCTGTCCCGCGCAGCGGTTGGCGATTCCCTCAAGGCGGGCTATCGGATACACCATCTCCGGGAAGTCCTCGGCGAGGTGTTCGTTCACCTCAAGCTCGGTCTTGATGGAGTCCAGCATCTCCAACGCCGCTCCTTCGCTTGCGCCGATCACGACAATGAACTCGCGGTGCCCGTAGGCCATCGCCCAGATTGCCGCCGTCTCTGTGAGAGAGGATTTGCCGCTGCCGCGAGCCATAGCGAGCGCGAAGAGCCCGCCTTCAAGGACGGACTTCTGCAGTTTCTCTATCGCCCGCAGATGGTCGTCCGACCATTCGAGGTTGTACACTTCCGGGAAGTAGGTCTCGCAGAACTTCCTGAAGTCGAAGCGGCACGCCTCCTTCCTTTCGGGATCGACCACCGCCGGAAGCTCGCCGATGTCGCGCCCGGCAAGGGACAGTTCCGCCTGCCGCTGCGCGGCGGACTCGCGGTGCGCATCGTAGCCGCCGGGCGTCGAAGCCGGCGTGTTAGCCCGCTTGTCGATGAGCCACGCCGCGTAGCGGTAAAAGCTCAAAGAGCGTGAATCCTCCGTCGACGCGATGCGGTAGCCCGCCTCCGCGAAGTGGCGGTACACCATCGCGGCGGAGATGACCGTCCCAAGCTCTGTGGAGTTGAGGAAGCGCACCATCTCCACGGGCTTCATCTTCTTAACGTTGACCGTCATCGCCCATCTCCTTTGCTATCCACGCGATGTACTTCAGGATGTTGATCGTCCCGTCCGCGTTGACGGGCGCACCCGAGGCGATATCCGCCTCTAGCCTCTCCAGCGTAAGGGTCCTCGACCCCGACCGCCGCATGGCGGTCACGAAGTTCTCCTTCGATACGTGTTCGCGGTTCTGTTCGGGCATTTTGCGCCTCCTCATGAAGATTGTTGAAATAGTTTCAGATACCCCGTTGACTTGTGCGGGAATAAGAGCGAATATGTGCGCCGTCCGCCCGTGGTGGGCAGGACGCATACAAAAGAAAGGACAGATGCATGAGCAAGTCGGCAATCCGCGCGGGCGACCGCGCGTTCGTGAAGGTGGGGCGCAACCTCGTCGAGGTTCGCGTCGACGGAAAGGCGGAGGGCGGATGGAGCGTCACCTCCCGCACGGGAAAGTCCATGACGGTCAAGACGCTCCTCACCGCCGAGGGCGAAACCCTCGAAGCGCACGAGGCGGACACACCCGCCAAAGATGCAAAGCCCGCGCAAGCCAAGGACGCTGCGAAGGCGAGACCCGCAGCACCCTCGCCGAAGGCCGTGCCCACAAAGGGTCTCGGACTTCTCAGCGCGGCTGTGGCTGTGCTGGAGCGGTCGGACGCCCCCATGTCGGTCAAAACGATGATCGAGGCGGCGAAGTCGGAGGGACTCTGGTCGCCCGGAGGCGGCAAGACCCCCGAGCAGACGCTCTACTCCGCAATCATCCGCGAGATACGCGACAAGGGAAACGCCTCGCGCTTCCGCAAGGAGGGACGCGGACTCTTCGCCTTCGCGCAGTAGCCTCACGCCTCGTACCCGAAAAGTCCGCGTCTGCACATATCGGCGTACACGGGCTTGTCGAGTCCGAGGCTTTCTATCACATGGCTTGCGGGCTCCGACTCCGTGTACGTCTCGACGATGCGGTTCTCGCCGTCCATGAGCGTAACGCGGATGTCGCGACGTCCGATGCAGCACGATATCATGCACTGCATGGACGGAAGCCCGTACCGCTTCATCGCCTCCAGCGCCTTGTGCCGGGCGTAGACGTTGAGCGTCACGTCGGCCTTCGTCGGATCTTTGCCCCAGGGACAGCCCCCGCCGATCCTTGAGTTCCCGCCGTAGAAGTCCACGACGAGCTTCCTGCCTGTCGTGCCGCAGTCGGCGACGGAACCGTGTGCGACGTAGCGGCCGGTGCCGTTCACGACGATTGCGCACTCTTCGCCCACTATCGACTTCGCCGTCTCGATGACGGACGCCTCGTCGTCGCCAGGGGCGAGCGGGATCGCGATGACGCATTCGACGGGCTTTCCGTCCTCAAGCGTCACCTGCGTCTTCACGTCCAGCCCACCGCTCACGCCTGCAATCGCCTGTCCGAGCCTGCGGGCAAGCCAGTAGTCCTTGGGCATGTAGCCATACTTCGGCTCGTCCACGGCGTAGCCGAACACCAAGCCCTGGTCGCCCCATGAATCACGGTCGACTCCCTGCGAGATGTCCTGCGACTGGCGCGAGATGTGCGTTTCGACCTCGACCTCCTCGGCGCAGATCGTGTTCGAGTCGCCGAAGCGCTCCTGGTACTCGTCGTTGTAGCCGATCTTGTCGATGGCCTCACGCGCAAAGTCCGCAATATCCTCTTCGCCGTAGGGGGCGTTCGAGGTGATTTCGCCCGATATCGTGCAGTAGCGTTCCTTGAGCTGAACCTCCAGGGCGACGCGTGAGCGCCGGTCGGCCTCAAGGTACTTGTCGAGGATGTACGACGCGATGAAGTCGCACGTCCTGTCGGGGTGTCCGACGGTGCAGTATTCCGATGTCTGGATTTTAGTTGGTTTCATGGCTGGATTTTCTCCTTGTGGTTTCGCCCCTGGCCGGGGCGGATTGACAGATCTCCCGATAGTAGTTTGCAGGATCGTGTGCGAGAGTACACAGGATCCACGTCATCATGACGTGACGATATATCTTCCTCTATGGAATCCTGGGCAAAATACGGCGTTATATGGCGGAATATCGGCGTTTATCGCCGTTTATCCCGCTTGTCGCCGTGTGTTTCCATACTGGTTTACAGACTCTTGGCGACTATAGTTCACACGTAGACACGCACTATACACGCCACGGAAACACACAATTCAACTGTAGACAGTTTCGCAGATGTCCACGATATGGCGGCACAGCTCGTCGGGCAGTTTCGCACGGACGGCCTTGCCTTATCAGCCCCTGCGTCCCCGTCCTCGAACCGCGAGGGGCGGCATCGTGGCAGGGCGCGCCCCGCTTGCAGGGCGGACGGAACCGCGGGGCGGGGTGGTTCGTGAAGATGTCCGTCGGCTTCTGCCGCCGCTCCCCGTACTGGCAGTACGTCACCGTGTACCGATGCCCGCCGGTGTCATGGAGGAGGTCGAGAACGAACGGCATCTTCCGAAGCATCCCCACCGGGTTCTCGATGAGCCACACCTTCGGTTTCAGCTGACGGATGAGGTCGCAGACGTGGGCGTTTACCGCGTCACACCTCGCCGCATACTCCGTCTTCGGCTTCGTGCCGTCCCGGTGCCGCGAGATGCACATGACCGAATACGTCGTGCAGTCGGGACTCGCCCAGATGATATCGGGACTCCCGAACCGCGAGACGATCTCGTCGGCTGTCAGAGTCCCGATGTCGGCGTTCCAGTCGGATTCAAGCGCCTCGCTCCAGTCCACGGTGAGCGTCCTGTGTCCGCGCTCCCTGAACGCGGCAGACAGGACGCCCGTCCCGGAGAAGAGCTCAAGCACCTTCATCGTGTGCTTCCTCTCCGCCGTCGCCGTCAGATTCTGACGTCGATGGCGTCAGTTTCTGCCAGTCGCACCCCTCGCCGTGCACGAACTCCGCCCACCTGCGACGGATCACGTCACAGTACTTGGGATCGAGTTCGACGCACCGGCACACGCGCCCAGTCCTCTCGCAGGCGATCAGGGTCGAGCCGCTTCCGCCGAACGTGTCGAGGACGACGTCGCCGCGCTTAGACGAGTTGCCGATCAAATAGCACAGCATGTCCACTGGCTTCATCGTCGGATGGACGTCGTTCTTCTTCGGCTTGTCGTACTCCATCACCGTTGTCTGCGAACGGTCGGCGTACCAGTTGTGCGCCTCGCCGTCCTTCCACCCGTAGAGGCAGGGTTCGTGAATCCAATGGTAGTCCTGACGCCCCAAGACAAGCGACTGCTTCTTCCAGATGAGGCACTGCCTCACGCGAAGCCCCACGTCGAAGCACGCGCCACGGAAATTGTAGCCCTCCGAGTCCGCGTGGAAGATGTAGAACGACGCTCCCGGCTTCATGCGCTTCTCCGCGCAGCCGAAAGCAGCGCGAAGGAACTCGCGGAACTTCGTGTCCTCCATCGAGTCGTTCTGGATAGACTGTCCGTCCGAACCGTGGTAGTCCACGTTGTAAGGCGGGTCTGTGAGCCAGAGGTCGACCTCGCCGTCGCCGCACACTTTCGCGACATCGTTAGGCTGCGTCGAGTCGCCGCAGACGAGGAGGTGGTTTCCAAGCCTGTACACTTCGCCTGGAGTTGATACCGGCACTTCGGGCGTCTCGGGCACGGAATCCGGCTCTGTCTCGCCGTGCGTCCCGGCCTCGCCGCCAAGGAGGTCGTCCAGCTCATCGTCGCCGAACGCGAGTAGCGAAAGGTCGAAACCAGCCTCCTGCAGGGCGGAGAGTTCAACCTTGAGTTTGTCCTCGTCCCACTCGGCGATTTCCGCAATCTTGTTGTCCGCGATGCGAAGAGCCTGCTCCTGCTCGGGCGTGAGGTCTGTCGCGATGATGCAGGGCATCGTTTCCCAGCCGAGCTTCTTCACGGCCAAGAGGCGCGTGTGCCCAGAT